GCTTTTGCAAAAATTGGTGATACGCTTGCAACTGGTGTATCAGATGCTTTAGTTGGTGTTGTAAATGGCACTAGATCGCTTGCAGATGCAGCTAGGAGTTTATTGAGTGATATTGCTAATCAGTTTTTAAGGCTTGGCATCAATACGCTTTTATTTTCTGCATTTGGTGGGTCAACTGGTCTTTTTAAAAATCTTCCAACCTTTGCTAATGGAGGCAGACCACCAGTAGGAAGACCATCTATAGTAGGTGAACGTGGACCAGAATTATTTGTTCCTACTACTGCTGGTACTGTTATTCCTAACAATAAAATGGGTGGAATGACTAATAACATTGTTGTCAATGTAGATGTAGATGGCGGGGCTAGTGTTGATGCTGATGAAAATAATAGTAAACAGTTTGGGCTTGCTCTTGCATCTGCTATACAGGCAGAGATAATTAACCAAAAACGTGCTGGAGGTTTACTCGCATAATGGCTACATTCCCCTCTATTGATCCAACTTATGCAGGTTTTTCGAAAAGATCAAACCCTAATAAAAGGATTGTTCGTTTTATGGATGGATATGAACATAGAATTGTTTTTGGATTAGCTAGTCATCAAAATCCCAAAATCTATTCTTTGATTTTTGATGTAACAGAAACTGAATCAGATGTTATAGAGGCATTTCTTGATAGTAGGGCAAACGATCAAGCAAGCTTTACTTTTACTCCACCAGCAGAGGGAATATCAAAAACTGGCACGTACAGTCAGTCTGGGACAACTGTTACTATGACTGTGACGAATCATGGTATTGCAGTAGGTGAAACTGTAACTCTTGATTTTACAACTGGTTCTGCCACAGATGGTACTTTTATTGTGGCCTCTGCTGCAGATCAAAACACTTTCACTACAACTGCTGCTGCAAGTGCAACTAATAGTGGTAATGTTTCAGTAACTGTTTCTGGGGCTGGTCAATATGTCTGTGAAAGCTGGACAAAATCTATTCCTTACAACAACAGAGCTAAATTAAGTTGCACATTTAGAGAGGTGTTTGAGCCATGAGTTCAAGTGTTATTAGCGATATTCAGGGGATAAATCCCTCATCAATTATTGAGCTTTTTACACTTACAACAACTGCGGCTTTACATGGGTCTGCTCAAACTTACAGATTTCATGCTGGATCAAGTTTAAATTCAAATGGTGAGATTGTTTGGGCTGGTAATTCTTATCAAAGATTTCCTGTAGAGGCTACAGGCTTTGCTTTTCAGAAAGGACAGATCCCAAGACCAACATTAACTGTAAGTAATATACTTGGAACTATTACGTCAATACTTTTAACTGTTAATGAAACAACTACTGGTAATGATTTGACAGGTGCGACTGTAACTAGAATCAGAACACTTGCTAAGTTTCTTGATGCTGTAAATTTTGTTGGAGGAGTAAACCCTTATGGCACACCAGATCCAAACGCAGAATTTCCTCAAGAAATTTATTCAATAGATAGAAAAGCATCTGAAACTAGGGACGCTGTAAGCTTTGAATTGGCTGCCCCGATAGATTTAGCGGGAGTTCGTGCGCCAAAACGTCAATGCACTAGAAAAGATTTTCCTAGTATTGGTCGCATTAGGATATGAATTGGAAAGATAATGCAATGGCACACGCCAAAGAACAAGACCCTAAAGAATCCTGTGGTCTTTTGCTAAATATTAGAGGTAAAGAAAGATATTATCCTTGTCGTAATTTATCAATGACAGCACACCAATGTTTCATTATTGACCCAGAAGATTATGTTTTAGCAGATAATTTAGGAGAGATTACAGCCATTGTACATAGCCACCCTATAACTCCCCCTGTTGCAAGTCAGGCAGATCAAATCGCTTGTGAAAGAAGTAATCTTCCATGGCACATTGTTAATCCTAAGACAGAAAAATGGGGATATTATGAGCCTTGCGGTTATAAACCTCCTCTACTTGGTAGGCCATGGGTTTGGGGTGTTACTGACTGCTGGTCTTTAGTAAGAGATTGGTACAAAGAAGAAAAAGGAATTGAATTAAAAGATTGGGATAGACCGACTACACCAGATGAATTTCTTAATAATCCATTATTTGAAAGTTGTTTTTCAGAAACTGGTTTTAGAGAATTAAGACCAGACGAGAGACTAGAAAATGGAGATGCTTTATTAATGTCCGTAGGTTCTGCTGGTTTAAATCATGTAGCTATTTTTTTAAGTGGTAATGTTTTGCATCATTTAGCAGATAGAATATCTTGTAAAGAGCCGTATAATGAATGGCTTTTAAAATGTACTGGAATGAGGTTACGCTATGCTCAAGAAAGTTAAATTATATGGTGATTTGGTAGAAGTCACAGGGCATAGAGAGTTTGATGTAGCAGTAAATTCAACAGCACAAGCTGTGAGCTTTTTAATTAATAATTTCCCAATTTTAGAAAGTTATATGGCAAATAGATATTATAAAGTTTTGGTAGATGAACAAGAGATTAGTGAACAAGAAATACATTTTCCTACAGGTCAAGCAGAAATAAAATTTGTTCCTGTTATACAGGGTGCTGGAGGTAATCTTGGAAGAGTTTTACTAGGTGGCGCTTTGATAGCTGTATCTATGGGTGCTTTTGGTGCTTTTGGTGCTGGCGCTATAAGTTTTGGAGGTGGTGGAGGTTTCGCTGCTGCAAGTCTTGGAGCTAAAGCTGCTTTCGGTATTGGTGCATCTTTAGTACTTAGTGGTGTTAGCGGTATGTTGTTTCCTGTACCAAAAATGCCTGAGTTTAGTTCTGAACAAGACCCGAGACTTTCATTCAGTTTTAGTGGGACACAGCAGACTAGCAGGGCTGGTACTCCAGTCCCTTTGGTATATGGAGAGATAATAACTGGCTCAGTGGTGATTTCTGGAGGCATTGATACGGAGCAAGTACAAGTATGACCGATAGAAAGAGAATTATTAGAGGTGCTGGTGGTAAACCAAGTCCACCGCCACCAAGACAACCAACAAGAACCCCAGATACGCTGCACAGCAAGCAGTTTGCTACATTTTTAGACCTAGTGTCAGAGGGAGAAATAGAAGGTAGTGCCTCTGCCTCAAAAGAAGGTATAACTGACAAAACATCAACAGCTTATACAAATGCTTATTTAAAAGATGTCTTCCTAAATGACACTCCAATATTGAAATCTACGGCAAGCTCATCAAGCCCAGCAACAACTGATTTTAATTATCAAGATGTTACTTTCAATGCAAGATTCGGCACTGCAGATCAAACAAAAATTGCTGGGATAGAAAGTAGTCAATCAACTATTCCTGTAGGGGTAACTGTCACAGCAGCAACGCCAGTTACCAGACAAATCACAAATACTTCTGTTGATCGTATCAAAGTATCCATTACATTTCCTCAAATACAAAAAGCTACAACCGAGGGCGATTTATTAGGATCTTCCGTGCAATTTAAGATTTCTGTACAGTACAATTCTGGTGGTTTTACTGATGTGCATACAGATACTGTTACAGGAAGAACTGGTGACGCCTACCAAAAAGATTTTTCTGTTGAAGTTACAGGTGCATTTCCTGTAGATATTAGAGTTACAAGAATTACCGCAGATAGCACAGATTCAAGTTTAATTGATGCTTTTCAGTGGACAAGTTTTTCAGAAATTATTGATGATGCCTCGACTTATGCAAACTCAGCTTATAACGCTATAAGGCTTGATTCTCAGCAGTTTAGTTCTATACCATCTAGAAAATATAGGATTAGAGGAATAAAAGTAAGAATACCAGCAGCGGGGGCAAGTAGCTCTGGCACTCCAACTGTTGACAGTACAACTGGCCGCATAGTTTATCCAGATGGCTATATCTTCAACGGAGTTATGGGTGCTGCTGTTTGGACTTCGTGTCCAAGTATGATATTACTCGACCTTTTAACTAACACCAGATATGGCTTTGGAGATCATATAACAGACAGCAATTTAGATTTATTTTCTTTTGTAACGGCTAGTAAGTATGCAAATACTCTTGTTGATGATGGACTGGGAGGGCAAGAGGCGAGGTTTAGTTGCAATGTGAATATACAAACATCAAGTGAAGCTTTTGACCTTATCAACGAGCTTGCAGGGGTAATGCGTTGTATGCCTATCTGGTCTGCTGGAACAATTACTATCGCTCAAGATTCCCCAAAAGATGCAAGTTATTTGTTTAATTTAAGCAATATTTCTTCTGATGGTTTTTCTTATTCTGGTAGCAGCTTAAAGCAAAGGCATACTGCTGTTGCTGTCTCATATTTTAATATGGATAGTCAGGAGATTGATTATGAGGTTGTAGAGGACACAACTGCACAAAGTAAGTTTGGAATAATAACGAAACAAGTAAAAGGTTTTGGCTGTACTTCAAGAGGACAAGCAGCCAGATTAGGTCGGGCAATTTTATTTGCTGAACAAAACGAGTCAGAGTTGATAAGCTTTACAACTTCAATAGATGCAGGGGCAGTGGTTAGACCAGCCGCAATTATAGAAATAAATGACCCTGTTAGAGCTGGGGTAAGAAGAGGGGGAAGATTAAAAAGTGTTACCTCAACAACTGTCGTAACTGTTGACGATACAAATGCAACAGATTTTGCTGTAGATGCCTCTGGAAATCCTGTAGGTGATGCAACATTATCTGTTGTTTTACCAGATGGAACTGTTGAAAGTAGGACAATCTCATCTGTTTCAGTTGGGACTGTAACTGTTAGTTCTGCTTTTTCACAAACTCCTAATGTAAATACTATTTGGATGATTTCAAACGTAACTGTACAATCTCAAAAATTTAGAGTAATTACAGTTGAAGAACAAGATGGGGTCAATTATGCAATTACAGCATTGTCTTATGTTGAAGGAAAATATGCCTTTATTGAAGATGGAACTGCTTTACCAGCAAGAAGTATAAGCATTTTAAATGAGCTAACAGCACCACCAGTAGGGCTTACTGCTGTTGAAACTATCGTTCCAATTAATAATCAGGCAGTATCAAAAATTGTCATAAGCTGGCAACCTATTATTGGTGTTGTCGAGTATCAAGTTAATTACAGGTATCAAAACGGAAACTACGTAACTGAAAGAATTTCTAGACCTGATTTCGAAATTTTTAACAGTCAGCTTGGCACTTATGAAATTCAAGTTTTCAGTTACAACGTACAAGGGCAACTTTCTGCAACATCTACAGATTTAACATTTCAAGCTGTAGGTAAAACTGCCTTACCTCAAGATGTGACAAACTTAAGAATTGAACCTATTAACGATCAATTTGTAAGACTTAGATTTGATAAAGCCACAGATGTTGACGTAGTCCATGGTGGAAACGTGGTCGTGCGAGGTAGTAATATTTCTGACGGAACTGCAACTTTCACAAATTCAGTTGATGTTATTCCCGCTTTGGCTGGTAATGTCAGTGAGTCGATTGTTCCAAATATTGTTACAGGGGAATATATTTTAAAATTTAGAGATGATGGTGGCAGATTAAGCTCTGGCGAAACTTCTGTCATAGTAAACAGTCCAGACCCTTTTCCAAAATTAGTTGTTTTAGAAGATAGAGAAGATACAGATGCAACACCTTTTGCTGGAACAAAAGTTGATTGTTTTTTCTCTGATGATGTTAATGGCCTTGTTCTCGGATCTCTAGATGAATTAGATGGTGTAACAGATTTTGATGCAATAGCTGATTTTGACTTTTTGGGTGCTGTTGACATCACTGGCGGTTCTTATGAATTTGCAAATACCCTTGATTTAGGCGGCAAACAGCCACTAAGACTTAGAAGGCATTTTGTAACACAAGGTTTTTATCCAAATGACTTAATAGATAAGAGGTCTGCAAATATTGATACATGGACAGATTTCGATGGTGCAACTGCATTTAATGTTGGGGCTTCTTTACTCGTTGCCACAACTGATCTTGACCCTGACTTGTCTACTTCAGCAACTTATGGGCAAAGTGGAACTACTATTACCATAACTAAATCTTCGCATGGATATTCTGTTGGTGATTTTGTTGTTATAGATTTTACTGCTGGCAGTGCAACAGATGGAAATTATGAAATTGTAACTGTTCCAAGTTCAAGCACTTTTACAGTTACTTCAGCCACAAGTGCAACAATATCTGCTGGTACTTCTTGTACATATGGTGCAAACTTTTCAAGATTTAATCCCTTTGTAAACGGAACTTATGTTGGTCGTGGTTTTAAATTTAGATGCGAAATGGATTCAGATGACCCTGCACAATCAATAGAAATTGACCAGCTTGGTTATACAGCAGAATTAGAAAGCAGAACAGAAACGAGTCTTGGTAATGCTGGTGCAAGTGGTGGTGGAATTATCTCTTCTGGAACTTCACAAAAGGCAGTGACATTCACAAATACGTTTTTTACAGGCAACACAGGAACTGGTGTTGCTGCAAATTCTGTCTTACCATCTGTTGCAATAACAATAGAAAACGCACAAAGTGGTGATTTCTTCACTCTGTCAAGTATCAGTTCGACTGGATTTAATATAGATATAAAAAATGGATCAAGTCATGTAAATAGAGAATTTAAATATACGGCAACTGGTTTTGGTCGAGGCTCTTAAATTATGGTAACCTTAAAGAAAAAATAGACTAAAATGGCTACCCACGATTACGTTATTGACAATAGTACTGGCGCTAACGTGAGAGCAGACTTAAATAATGTACTGCAAGCGATATTAACAAATAACAGTTCTGGTTCTGCTCCTAGTACCACTGCTGCATATATGTTGTGGGCTGATACAAGTAATAATATTTTAAAAATGCGTAATTCAGCAAATGATGGCTGGATTGATTTAAGAACACTAACTGGTGGCTTAACTTCTGCTGCTGATGCGACAATAAATTCAATCACTGTTGGTAAAGGTGCAAACTCTGTTGCTGGTAATACTGTTCTTGGAGAAAGTGCTTTAGATGCTTCTGTTTCTGGTGGAAATAATACTGCAATTGGCAAGGAAGCATTAACAACAAATACTTCTGGATCTTCAAATACTGCTATAGGTAAAGACGTTCTGAAATTAAATACAACTGGAGCTACTAATACTGCTGTTGGTAATCAATCGTTAGATGCAAATACAACGGGCAGTAACAATACATCTATAGGTCATCAATCTTTAACATCAAATACAACAGCCTCAAATAATACTGGTCTTGGTTATGGTGCGTTAGGGTCAAACTCAACTGGAACGCAAAATACTGCTGTAGGTGCTAATGCCTTAGATGCTAATACTACGTCAAACAACAATACTGCCGTTGGTTTTGATGCATTAACAGCAAACACAGGAGGAGCAACAAACACTGCAATAGGATCTAAAGCTCTTTTTTCTAATACAACCGCAGATGCGAATACTGCCGTTGGTTATAATTCTTTGAAATTAAATACTACTGGAACAAATAACGTAGCTGTAGGTTATGCTGCTTTAGATGCTAATACTACTGCGGATCATAATACTGCTGTTGGTAAAGATGCTTTAACTGAATCCACAACTGGAAGTCAAAACACTGCCGTAGGGTCTTTAGCTTTAGATGCTAATACTACAGGTTCTGACAATACTTGTCTTGGTCAATTTAGTTTATCAGGTAATACAACTGGAGCAGAGAACACAGCAACAGGCCAAGCTGCATTAGCAGAAAATACAAGTGGAGGACAAAATACTGCTGTTGGAAATGACGCTTTGAGAAATAACACTACAGCAAGCAATAACACAGCAGTAGGTAAATCAGCATTACTATCAAATACAACTGGGGCATTAAACACTGCTTTTGGAGCCGAATCATTAAAAACAAATACAACTGGACAAATAAATACTGCTTTGGGTTATCAAGCTTTATATAGCAATACAACTGGCGAATCAAATATTGCAGTCGGACATCAAGCTTTATATAGCAATACAACAGCAAGTAATAATACAGCAGTCGGAAAAGATGCGTTGGAAGCAAACACAACTGGAGAAAACAATGTAGGTGTTGGTGCTAATGCTTTAAAGACAAATACAGATGGCTTTCATAATACTGCTATTGGTTTTGATGCTTTAAAAGATCATAGTGGTGCTAATAATAATACTGCCGTGGGTAGTCAGGCACTAGAAAATTCAACATCTGGATTACAGAACACATCAGTTGGTTCTACTTCTATGCAGACTTTAACAACTGGAACAAGAAATGTGGCCATGGGTCATGGAGCAATGCAAGCTGCGACTGAAGCGGAAAGAAATGTGGCCGTTGGAGTTGAAGCATTAGGACTTCTCACTACAGGTGATAAAAACGTAGCTGTGGGAAAGGCAGCTTTGTATAATAATACAACAGCGGATGGTAATACAGCAGTAGGTGCTGATTCTTTGGCAAATAACACAACTGGAACACAAGGTACGGCTGTTGGCTTTGAAGCTTTAAAAGCACATACGACTGGTAGTGCAAACACGGCTGTCGGTGCTGAGGCAATGGAGTCTCTAACAACAGGAATACAAAATGTTGCCTTTGGTGATGGTGCTTTAAAAACTAATACTGTAGGAAATTATAATACTGCGATAGGTAGATTTTCGTTACAATTAAGTAACGGCTCTCATAGTGAAAATACAGGCTGTGGATTTGAAACTTTAAGAACTTGCACTACTGGACAAGCAAATACAGCTGTTGGTGCTTTTGCTGGTGATAGTTTACAATCAGGTTCAAATAGTATGTGTCTTGGTCACGATTCAGACCCTTCTAGTTCTTCAGCTAGTAATGAAATTACTCTCGGTGATGGTAACATTTCAACTTTAAGGTGTAATCAAACATCTATTAGCTCATTATCAGATATAAGAGATAAAACAGATATTATTGATATTCCCGCTGGTCTTGAATTTTTGAATAGTTTACGGCCTGTCAAATTTAAATGGCAGAGAAGAGAACCAGATTTAAATGATGGTTTAGTAAGAGCAGGTTTCATTGCACAGGAATTACAAGAAGCACAAAAAAATTCAGAATATCTTGATTTAGTTATGGACAATAATCCAGATAAATTAGAAGCAAAACAAGGTAATTTAATTCCAGTTTTAGTCAAAGCAATACAGGAGTTATCCGCAAAAGTCACAGCCCTCGAAGCAGGGTAAACTAAAATTAACTTAATTTTAAATTATGGAAGAAAAAACCGCAGATGAAATTGCAGCAATATTCTCTGCTGCTGGTGATAGCGTTAGTCTCATTAATAAAGACGCAAACTTTTCAGATTACGTAACAAGAACAGAATCCACTGATACTGAAGCTGAATGGAAAGCAATGATTCAAAGAAACGTAGAGCATCTTGAAGTTATTAAGCTTTACAAAAAACTTGATGAAAAAACATCTATCTGGACAACAGAAGATTTTACTGCTATTGATGCAGCTATAACTGCTGGTAAAAAACTCTACTAAGTTATGAATTTAAAAGAAAAATTACAGCAACTTGCACTTGAAAGGCAAAATTTACAAATTGCTTTGTATGAAATTAGCGGTGCAATGAAGATTCTCGAACAGCAGATTCTTGAAGCTGAACCCGAATTAAACCAGCCATCAGGTACAAAGGCATTAACCCAAGAATCAAAAGCAGTGTCATCAAAGTCAAAGGCATAGCCAACTTACTTAAAATTTCTTTCAGCATTATGTTCCAAAAAATTTGTCAGATAGCTTCATTGTTGTCACTATTTCTTACCTTGTCAATGTTAGGTGGTTCGTACTACGCTTACCGCTTTATTACGTCTGAACAATTCAAGGCTAGAGTTATGAATGAAGTGCTAGATAATGTTCAAGGAATGATGCCAAAAGTTTTGGATAATGCTTTACCAGATATGACAGGTGGCACTATCCCAGAATTTATACCACCAGCACCAAGTAAATAAATGGAGATACCAGAAATTGGTATCAGACAAATAAATGTTCCAGAGGTATATATTCCTGAAACGTATAATCCAAATCCTGTATTACCTGTAATAACAAATCTAGAAATAAATACAGTTGGCTGTACTTATCAGCACAGAGATATTAAAAATACTGGCAATACACAACTTTTACTTGATGACCCTAATGGGGTGTTCACCGACTGTGATTCTGTTTTTCCTAGTTTTTTCCCTATGGACTACAGACCAGATCAATTAGTAATAACTGAAGATTTACCAATATCAAACGATACTCCACCGATGCCTGAAGCTGATTTACCAGAAACGAAACCACCAGAAAATAAAAAAGAAGAATTAGTAATCCCAGAATGTCCTAGTAGGAAAGAGCAAAAAATTGGAGATTACAGAAACTCAAGACGCATTGAAAAGGTAGTTGGTCACAAGTTATCATCAGACAAAACAGAATGCATTACTCTTTATGAGGACGTACCATTTCGAGAAACATTTATTGGTACGCCTGAAGTACTTATTTCTACTGCTACTATTGGTCTGGTTGCTGGTGGGTCTGCGGCTCTTGTCCCTGTAATACAAGGAATCGCTAAAAGTGGTATAAAACAGATTACAAAAAAACTTACAAAGAAAAAAATGATGTAAAATAATAAAACCCTATTCGACAAGGCAATGGATAGGGCGTCTAGGTAGGCAAGTTCCAACCCGTGCTTGTCTGCCGCTTATTTCGAGGGTACAAACATATAGGGCGATAATTACAGGGCTGTCACAGGGCAATCTGGAGGGAGTAATTTAGTCATTTAGCTTGATTTTGTGGGTATGAGGCAAAACTTGGTTAGGTTGGGCTATTAATTTGATGCCATCGCAGTTAACTTGGTACTTATCAATAAACACTACTCCTAGTCGCGCTTGCTCTCCACAAATCTTGAGCCTGTACAATTCCATTTCCATTTTAGTTTTAGATATTAATAACTCTTGAGCCTCTATATTTACCTTTGCAGCTTTTTGACATAACTCACCACCTTTGCCCAAAGGAATATTAAATTGCATAGAAATACCATAATTTAGGTTGTAATTATCTTTTTCAAATCTTGGTGTTTCTTGTATATATTTTATTGCGCCTGTGTCCTCGTCATAAATGTTTTGTTTGGTAACTGTTTCGATAGGTCGGTTAAATGACCAAGCATCTGTTAAATATGGTGTGATCGTCAAGCTAGGCGAGGTGCAAACGATTCCCTGAGAATATCTATTTTGCGGTAAAGAAGATGGCGTTATCATGGTTGCATTATTGTTGACGACACCTTGCGCGTTGCTGCTAGGACTAGCTACTGTTGTATTTGCTAAAACTTTTACAGGGCTAAGTAAAATAATTATTGACCAAAGACAGATGTTGTTTCTGTGGTTGTTGTAGTTGTGATAGTGCGATTTATTGTGGTCACGTTGGCTAGGCCAGCACCTTGAAGCGACTCTACTAAAGAAAAACTTTGTCCAGCGTTTACTATTTTCCATCTAGGTACATCTTCAAGCGTTGGACTTGTCCAGCTAAACTGAACACCATTAAGAGTCTGAGTTTCACTAGCAACTGTTGAAGGGTTGATATAACCATTAAGGTCTGCTGATTCAATATTATGTCCAGACGCTGAGTACGAAAAACCAGAATTATACTGGTGGCTGGTAATAGTTTCATTAATAACACTTTGCGAGGT